GGCTACCTTGTTACCAAACTTGGGGTTAAAGCTTCCACACGCGATACCAGAAAGCCCTGTCCCTATTAGCAAGGGAAGGTTTACAAGATTAAGCCGCATAGACCTTCTCCTTAGTTAACGGCAGCCTTAAGTAGGTCGCCAACGGTATTAAGCGAACGGTAGAGAACGTGCTCGAATGTCCGGATGTCATCCAAGCTGTTACGGATGATATTCGAAAAGACTTTGTGAACACCGCTCGTGATATCTTTCGAGTTCTTGAGGAAGGTCAGTGTATCGACCATTTCCTTCTCGAGCTTCTGCAAGTCAACCGTCATCTTCTTCACCTGAGCCAAGTTGGCAACAGTCTCTTTACGGATTTCTTCAACCGTAGTGACTGAGGTAGTGAAGGTAGAAACATGGAAATCTTTACGACGGGTGTTGATGGGGTTATAGATAATCTTCGTTGCACCAAAACGGAAGTCATCTTGAGTGATGAACGTTGCCTTATCCGAATTGGTAGACGTAGCGAACAACCCACGCACTTTACCTTGGTAGGTAATCGTGGCATGAACCATGTCCGCTACTGGCTTACGATCTTTAGCCATTCGCTCCAAAGTCTTCAGGTGCTCCGTCAACAGATTGCCGTAAGCACTGGCATTGGTGATACCCTTGGCAATACGACTGTTGGTCTCGGTTACCCAACTCAAATCACTGGCTGGTTTTCCGACCACTGTTTTCGGATAGATGTAATAGGTACCTTGAGGGTAGTTGATATCCCCTTCTTTGATCCCCTTATCCCGAAGTCGGTTATCGACCAGTTTCAGCTTATGGTCGATCTTCTTCTCTTTGGCAGAAAAGAAACTCCAAATCCATTTAAAGAAATCCTTAACCATCTGGATAACTTTACTGGCACCGGACTTCAGAGAGGACCAAAGACCCTCAGCACCAACAACCGAACCCAGTTCAGCAGCTACCACAGCTTGCGAGTGCAGAATGTAGTTGTAATACTTTTCGGTACCTGCAACTTGATCATTCTCAGCAGAAAGTTCTGCCATTACAGGCTGAGCTTCAACAGTATCGAACTCTTCACGATCTTGATCAGAAATGTCTTTCAAGGTCGGGGTTACGATATACCGTAAAGGAGCCACGCTTTGCCCATTCATATCAGTACCTATCGAGTGGATAATTAGCACATAGCATCAAAATGCAAATAGAAAGAAGGCTAACCCGCCCACCCGGTTAGGGCAGGCGGGTTAGGTTCAACGCACCGATGGCGATCAGAAGTGAGCTTTAACAGCGCCCAGGATCTGGTTGGCCAGGTAGATGTACAGGCGGTCGACGGACGAGGTCAGGGTAGACGCCGACACGTAGATCGCTTTGCACAGGTCGATTGCTTTCTTCGCGCTTTCACGCTTGGCGTCGCCTTCGCTGTGGTCGCCCTTGATCTGAACGTTCAGAGTGCCGATGACACGGTCACGTTCAGCCTTGGAGAACTTGGCGGAGACTTTGCTGTCACGCAGCTCGGCAACGTAGTCGTGCACGCCTTTCAGAGTGCTTTCCAGTTGCGCTTTGCTTGCCTTGATGTCGGATTCACCTTTGGTGAACTTGGCGGCATCGTCGGTCTTGCCGAAGGTCAGCTTGATCGAGCGGGCAGCGGCGACGGCTTCAGCTTCGGTTTCGAACTTCTCGCTGAACGAGGCGAACACACGGAAACCAGCATGGACCATCAGGACCGAAGTCTTGTCGGCAGTCTGGTTGACGTTCGGCTTACCAGCAGCCTTGGCCAGTTCTTTGATGTCGTCGGTCACTTTCTTGTACTGAGTACGGAAAGTACCCACGTCGACGCCGTCCAGCTTCTTGCTCAGGTCCATGAAGGCTGGCAGGGAGCTGGAGATCAGGTCGAACACGCCAGCATGCAGAATGCCGTCGATGCCGCGCAGACCGGCGTTGGCGTAGTCGCAGCCGATGTTCCAGGAGCCCAGTTTGATCTTCGACTTCGGTTCTTTCGAACTGATGGTCGCGGACAGGGTCTTGGCTTGACGCTCCAGGCCGTCGGCGGTGGACTTCAGACCAACGAAGAAGTTGATCATGCTGTTGAAGATGCCCTTGATGAACTCGATGGCCTTGGAAGCACCAGCTTTGATGGTGTCCATGAAGCCTTCCACGCCGGCAACCGAGAACATCTTGGCCGAGGCCAGGTCGTTCAGGGATTCAGCGCCGCAGCGGTTGAAGTCGCGGCCACCCAGTTGGGCGTTCAGCTTGACGCAGCGGTTGTAGCGATCGGCGAAGGCCATGCCGTTGAAGGTGGTAGCACCGGAACGCATCGATTCCACGCCAGCAACTTCTTCGACCAGTTCTTGCAGAACTTCTTCGTGTTGTTCCAGGACGACAGCAGCTTCTTCAGCAGCTTGGGCCGCTTGCTCAACAACAACTTGAGCTTCAGCGGTATCGGCGCGGGCTTGTTCAACGGCCGCTTCGATGTTGTCGGTGTCGACGGTAGTGCCGCCAGCGCCAGCGTTGTTTTCGCTTTCGCCGCCAGTGTCGCCGCCGTTCAGGGATTCAGTGCCAGCTACCATCATCAGGTAGTCGAGGGAAGATCGTGCCATTTCCGTGTATCCTTTTCGTTAACGAAAGAGAGGGTTGTTTATAAACAATTAAGCGAACACCCCAAGTACACCATGAATGTACTTGTCGACATAGCCGACAACGCGTGGAGTGAATCCGCTATAAAATGCGAGTGCCCCTTGGTTACCGCTCATGAGTTTCTCGCATTCACCAAGGATCGTTTTGCTGACCTTGTCCAACTGGCTAAGGTTTCCATCGACACCCTTCACCATGTCAGCCCACGACTTGATGAAAGCCGTGTAACCGTCATAGGATTCCTTAACCTTCAAATGGAGGTCATTAACCTTATCCAATTTGTTCATGATGTCGGAGATTTCAGACTTCGACATGCTCAAGGTTTTGGCCTCGCCAGAAGGAGCATCGCCACCCATAGAGTACTTCGGAGTGCCTTCATCGGAGAAGATAAAGACACGTCCGCCTGGGAGAGTATCCGACTTAACCGCCTTACCCATGTTGTTACCCAGTTTGAACGCAGGGTATTTCAGCCCTTCGAACTCTTCGATAACTGCATGGATCTGTTCGGCTTTGCTGGCGCTCTTCAGCTTCTTGAGGGTAATGAGCTCCTTATCCAGGAAGTCCATCACGTCCTTGTTGTGAGCAACCCACAGCTCGAGTGTCTTAGCCAATGTCTCCATGTCCTGAAGAATATGGCTTGCATCACCCGAGACTGTAATGAGGGCGGCTTTAGCGGCAGGGATCTTGAGATCCTTATCCGAGGTCTTGCCCACGTCCTTAAGTACGTTCTTGATGAGCGTACCGTTTTCCGAGAAAGACTTGGACAGTTGAGCACCTGCAGCCGTGAAACCTTTCAATGCGATGTCCAGGGTATTGCCACCTACCCATTTCCCCGCAGCAAACAACCCACGCCCTACAGCACTCATGGCGTTGATTGCGTTGTCCTTAACGTTCTGGAAATCTTCCGTACCAGCGATCGAGATAAGACTACGACCGATGCGATCCAACTGATCATTGGACCGGGACAATTCCAAATGCTGTTCAAGGCAAACAGCCAATTGAGTCTTGTTACCTGAACTCATGACTGTTCCCCTTACTCGGCGTTAACCTTGATGGAATTGTTGCAGATCTGAATCAGTCCGTTGATGATCAGGGTCAGGTAGTTCGCTACCCCAACACGGATCTGGAGCAGTTCCATTTGGTTGTGACGGATCAACGCACCGAACCACTTGGCGATGTACATCCGAGTGGTCTCGTCGATATCGGCATCGACGATGCCCTTGATGATGTCGTTAAAGTCAGCGTCGCCAACCTTGAACTTTTCACCCTTCTCGAACATGGTCCCCCAGTCCTTCAGCATGGAACGCAGCGACTTGATGATCGCTTTGATCTCTTTGCTGGACAACGCCTTGATCTCGGTACCGACTTGGTCGTGAACCTGAGGAGCGGTGTTTTCGAAACCAGTGCGATCGTTCTTGATGTGGAGGTCGATGAACTCGCTGATCAAGTCGATGGTTTCGCAACGCTTCGGACGATTCTTCAGACGCGTGTCGTAGAAGTACGCACCACCCATCAACTCCACCGATTGCTTGCTGGTAACCAACAGGCTTTCGTGAGCGCGGTTAGGGTAGCTGCACTCCTTGAACGGGATATCCGGAATGCTGATCGGGAGAATCCGCAGACGCTCCATGGCACCTTCTTGAGACAAGCTGGTGAACCCACCGAAGTAACTCATCAGAGCATTCAGGGTTTGCTTGTTGTTCAAGTAGTAGCCGCCGCTCAACGCCGAGATGGTGCCGCTCAGTTTGTTCAGGTTACCCGTCCAATCGCCGTTCACCTTGCCGTTCACCTTGAACAGGTTGAACAAGCGGAACTCCAGGATGAAGGAGTTGGTGCTCATGAAGTCAGGGTAGCTGTTGATCTGAGTTTCCAGCAGATCCAGCGCCTTGTTCAGGTTGTCTTCAGACCGAGTGAAGATAACCCAAGTATCACGGAACGCAGAACCGATCTGGATCGCCACTTCCCGGGAGTCCTTGAAGAACTGGGTCAGGAAGTTCTCGCAGCCCGCTTGACGAGTGAACAGGAAGTTCTTCG